CTCGTAATTTAAGGCGATTTTCTCGCATGGTTTTAGCGGCAAGCACACTTTGTACAGCTTCCTCAGAAATTGACTTAGAATTTAATAATTTTTTAACAACACTAGGATTTTCAGCTCTTTCTTTTGCTTTGTTAACATCAGAAGAGGCTTCAAAAAAACGTGAGATTGCATCGTAACAATCTTTGACTTCCCTCCCTTGCGCTAATAAACGATTGACTTGTGATACTGCTTTTGAGCCTAAGGCTATTGCCGCAGTTATCGAAATTGGATCGGGCATTTTGCTATCCTAAAATTAAAGCTATTATCAAACCCCCCATTGATGTGATTAATAAAATGGCTACTTTAGTAAGTAGACTTGAAATTTCGTCAAGGCGTTTTTCTATCGCCTCTAGTCGATTAAAAACTGTTTTAATCCTCTCATCACACTGCGCTTCGTGTGCTTGTAGATCAGAGGCTACTTCAAATATTTTTTCAGTTGACATTATGACTCATCTTTTATAGTTAAATCATCAAAACACTGGTATTTGCCACCTGTACCTTCGATTGTAATTTCTCCAGCGTCAACTAATTTCATTATCGCAATGTAATCACTATTTAACTCATCGCAAGGTATTGCACATTGGTATCCATCTTTTTTACCTTGAATAGATGTCATAAATCGATTAGGTAAATATTCTACTTTTACATATTTTAGTTCAGAAAACATAATTAAACCCCTATTTCTGCGGAGATAAAAATAAAACCACCTGTATTTACAAAAAGATTAATTTGAGATGCACCATTTAAGCCAACTGGTGAATTAAAACCAGCTAAAGTGTTAAAACTTACATTAAAACCAAGGGCATTAACATTTGGTGATGTTTCAGCTGAATAAACAATACCTGTTATAGCACCTCCAGTTTTACCAGAGACGTTATAATTTAAAAAAGTAACACTTCCGCCTGTTCGCATCGACGTGATTAAGGTTAACCTTGTTCTTGCCGAAGTAGTAAATGCGTGTCCAGTGTGTGCATTCACCGCACTATTTCCTGTAGCAAAAGAGTAACCTTGAAAGTACCTTTGGCATCTTTGTAAAAGGTCTGTGTAATGATCGAAACTAAAATCTGAAGCACTTGATTTTTTCTCAAGCTGAACCTGTCCTACATGAAGTTTATCAGTTCCCGCTGTTGTTCCTGTTACATTACTCCAAATGAATACACCCACATTTTTTGCAGAACTACTGATTGTAGCTGTTACTTGGTATTTAGCAAATGAAGTGGTCACTCCTAAGTCGGCTGGTGTGTTAGAGAAAGCTATATCTGAAACTAGCGTTGGCAAAACTCCTTCCGATTCCCAAGCCGAAACAATATCTTTATTAGGTGCATCCGCAGTGCTTCCAGTCCAAACAACTATCGCCATACGCACATCATCCAAATCTGCTGTAGATTTTATTTGAGCTGAGAGAGTTACTTCTTGTCCAATAATAGATTTGCAATTTACGTTTTCAATCCACTGAAGCACTCCAAACTTTTTTCCTGTTATGCTGGCATCTGAAGGCACTTCTAATAATAAAGCAGTAGAGCTTCCAGTTGGAACGTCAGAGGTCTGACTTTTAACATCTATTAAGTCGGAACCCGAAGTTTCATCGCAGAGAAGTATCCACTGATCGAGTGTGTATGAACCGTCTGAATTTGTTACTCCGACACTTGCCGCATCAATCGTAGATCCTCTCTGATGCACTGAAAACTCAGGATTATTGATATAGTTTCTTACGATACCAGAAGCAACTCCTGATGGGTTCTTAGCAAAAGTGACCACTTGATCTGAGCCAATCGTGAGGGCAACGGTGGGAGCGTCGGAGTCACTGCCATCGTTAGTCGAAAATATTAACTGACCTTTTTCATCATCACCTGTGCCTTCATGACTTGCTTGTATCCGACCTAGTGTCGATTCTTCTGAACCTGATTGTAAACCTTTAAATACAATCTGTGACTCTCGCCCTCCGGCTGTATCCTCACTATCTGGATTTTTTAGATTGATTTGATTCTCAGAGGGATGCGAATCTAATAGAATAAATTTATCTGCTGACGCTTCATACACTACTGCATATACACCACCAGCTCTTATGCTGTTGACAGGCAATTCATTTAAACTTGGAGTAACGATACTTTTAGCTCCAACTGAGTCTATATTTAGCGTGGAATTTCCTGAATTACTATGGTTAAATTTCGCTACATACATATCGCCCGCGGCATAGCTGGCAACGGTACGAGCCGCCGCTAAGACATAGGCATTTGAACTGCCTGTGGTAGTTACCGCTCCATTAGTATCATCATAAAATCTTTTTATACGCGCATAAGCCTCGCGCATTGTATTGTTTACTGTACTTGGTGCCATGCCCTCCGGTGCGCCGTCTGGAGGGGTCTGGTTGTTTGAATCTGCTGTTACAGAATAGTCGCGTATTTCACCCATTTTTTATAATCCTACAAAGTTTCCTATATTTCTTGCGGTATCTCTGATTGTACCGCCTAATGTTTTACCACTCTTTCCAAGATCAGATATTGCTCCAACTAAACCTAAACCAGTAGCTATATCTCCAAGAATTCCACCATCGGGTCTTCTTTGTAAAACTTCTCCACCAAAGTTACCACCTAATAAACTAGCATAACGACTTAATGCATCAATTGGTTGTGCTTGCAATTCATTATATAAATTTAAAGATTGATTAAGCTCTCGTTGTCTTTGGTTTTCAAGCTCTTGACCTACTAATGCCAATCTAGCTGGATCATCAAATCTCATTTGATTAGCGGCTTGTACAAAACGATTAGCGTCTAACATTCTGTCTCTTTCAGCCTCATATGCTGGCGCATATATACTTGTAGCCAACTCGTTTAAGTTTCTACCCAAAGTGTTCGCCATTGCACCTGAACCATATCTTCCACCCGCCGCAAATCTACTTGCTACTGCATCACTCACCCCTGATGCCGCTTGGTCAAAAGTTGCTCTTAAAAATGGATTACTTTCTGGTAAAAGAAAGTCACCTCTCAAAGTAGAAACTAAATTTCCTGTCTGTGCTTCTGTAAAAGGGTTACCCGCTCGTGCAATATCTTCTTGCATCTGCAAAGCATCACTTCTTTGCTCTGACATTGGAGTAACTCTTTGCCCAAGAAAAGGTGTGGGTGCTAATTGACCACTTTCATATAATCTTCGAGCTTCACTAAAAACCTGATCTAAATAATCAGATTGAAAAGGTGTAGTTGTTTGTGAACCTACGACTGCCATTTTGATTAACCTCGTTGTATTTGTCTGATGATATCTTGTAAATCAAATGAATTTTGACTTAAACCCTCTGATGATTGTTGAGCTATCTGACTTTGAACTCCTGAAGGATTATCGCCAAATTGAACTGGAGCAAATCTATAATTGTAGCTACCTCCAATCGTCGGTAGGTTTAAACTTTGTGCTTGTTGAGGAGTAAACGCCGCAAGAAAAGGATTTACTAAATCCATAAGATTCATTTCTGGTCGGTTATTAAAACCATATGCTTCTGCCGCAGAACCGGGAGTGCCGCCAGCGGTAATGTAAGGATTAGTTTTTTCTCCTTGATATAAAGCTCTTCTAGCTATTTCCTCACCAAATAATCTTGAGATATTTTTTAATTCTGGTGATAGTCCTAACAGATCTCCCGGAGTAGATGTAGTACCTCTGCGATAGTATGGGTCGGGAAATAAAACATTTAAATCATCTATTACAGGGTCTGGTTGTAAAGAAAAATTAGCAAGTTGCATTGTATTATTACCTAAATTATTTCTTAGTGTATTTATTGCATAGGTTGGTTGTTTATACTCTCTGCGAGTAGGCATTGCCAAATTACCACCACTAGCATTTCCTGATATCTGTCTATTGTATAATGCCGAACCGATTGGCGCGGTTATATTTGTTGCGTTACCAACATTAGCTAAAAAAGATGGATCAGTTGATCCTTTGCCTTTCTCTAAACCTTTCTTTCCCGACATTGCAACGTCATAAAATATTTGTCCTTCTGGTGACATGAAAGCTGAGAATGGATTTGTGTCTCCCTCAACTCCACGTTGCACTGAAGCACCAAAAGCCGCTCCGGGCAAACCGCCTACTAGCGCACCCGCAATTGCACCAATATTTCCTTTTATTAAACTTTTGAAAAAACCTTTCGGTTTTGTTTGCATTTTCTTGGCATCAAAACGTAACCCATAATCATACGCTTCTAATAACGCGTCTTTCGTTACACCCGGCACCAGAATACCTGTTTGCACAAATGTAGAAACTGCTGGATTGTTCTGATCGCCCCATTCTTTCATTTTACGAATGACAGCCAGTTCTCCGCCCGACTTATCATTGTTATATGCCTTGGCTCTTGCTGAAAATACTTTATCAACAATATTGCCGTCGTGAACCGAAAAGTTTTTTAACCCAATACCTTTAAGGCTTACACCATCTAAAACATCTTGATACGGCAAACTTTTGGCATCAAATTGATTTGCACTAATGGAGTTCATCAAAGGAACATTTGCAAATGCATAAGTTGCATCGCCTATATTCTGATTTGCATAGAGTCTTAGTCGTTCTTCTTTTTGTGGGTCAAACGCTTTTCTAGCTTCTTGTTTTGCGCGTATTTCTCTTCTTCGTGAGGGATCGAGCATTATCTACGACCTCTAGAATCTAAATTAGCTCTAACACCAATCGCTTCATCAAAACCCCCAGCAATATCTACCCTAAATCTCATATATCTTGCTGTCTTTCTAAAATTATGCTCACCAATAGAATTGACTGTTTGACCAGAAGAATAAGTGAAGTCAGAATTTAAAGAGTCTCTGGTTGCTAAATAGACAGTATTTGTTGCATTTGCACCTGTAACCAAAGGTCTTACCCGGTCACAAAATAGCAACTCCATATCTTCGGTGGCAACCTCTCCAGTTTCTATTCTAGCTGTTAAAGCCGAACCGTTAAAAGTTCCTGATTTGTTATTAGTATCAAAAACAAAAAGTGCAAGCTGACCACCTTTATACAGATCAGCATCTAAACTTGCTGGAAGCGCATCGATTGAAGTATTAATAGAATCTAAACCTTCTAACGTAAAACCTTGTGACCTTCCAAAATAAATAATTTGATGATTTATTTCTACAAAACTCCAACTATCCGTTTTAATATCGTAAATTATTAATTCAGTTGGATCGCCTTCACCTGTACAATAACTCCAAACAACTTTAGCATTAGGTACATCAACTTCGCTAGTCATCCTAAAACGTCTGGTTGTTTGTTCTCGCGCGGCAAAAAACAAATCTACTTTTTTATCACCTATACGAGTTATCCTCCCGCCTAAGTCGTATCTCATAAATCCGTCTTGAGAGTAGAAGAAACAACTATCTCCATAACGCACCACGCTTCTCGCGGCTGGAGTTCCCATGTTGACTATTGTATTAGTCAATCTCCAAACTAAAGGAGAACCAATATATTCCATTTCCCATATTGCACGCTCTTGAAATATAATGACAGTGTCCCCACCCATAACCATTTGCACTTTACCGCCGTCACCTTGCAAGTCTTGGAAGTCGGATTGAGTGTCAGGGTTAGAACCCCAGCTAGTGATATTTTCAAGACCTGACCATTGAATTCTGTTTGGTCGATGAGTGCCGTCATTGACATTGCCTAACACTAAAAACCCTCGACTGATGCAAAGAGTTTTTGCTTTTGGAGGAGAGCCACCTAGATCTGAAAAAGTTCCACTTGCTCCAAAACTGCGTATTTGAATATTATTGTCGAAGTTAGTTGCTATAACTTGTTGCCCAAACTTTGCAAACTCCCAGTAACTTTCATCACCGCAAGCATAAGTTGATCCACCTACACTTGAGAAAGTAGTACCAGCAAGACGATAAAGTTTAGTTTCGTCACCCGCAAAAACTTCAGTGTTATTATCACCATCGGAATACGCCACCGCTCCACGACAAAATGCTGTCAGGGCATCTGTATCTGTACTGATGCTTTTAAAAGGTAAATAACAGTTTTGGTGTGGTATGACGTTTTTAGCCATGGACGTACCTTGCGTAAATATGTCAGGTAAGTCAGGCTCAAAGTTACCGAAATTAATTGTTTGTATAGCCATTATGGATTTGCACTATCTGTTTTAATCCCCACACTACCTTGGCTGGTTCGAGCTATCAGATAAGTCTCTGATGCTGACCACACCACCTGTTTATATTGTTCAAGATATGTTTGTGCTGATTGAAAATCTTGTAAAAATCTATAAGCGTGATAGAGACTTGCAGTTAAATAAGCATCAGGATAAGTGTCAATAATCCAGTTTGTTGTATTAGAATCTGATAACCCTGTTACCATTGGGTAATAAGAAAGTTCAAACGCATAGTTTGAATCAGGTGCTACCTCAAATTCAATTACATCACTTATAGTGAAA